TCGCCGTGGCGTTTGCTAGCGACGGCGTCGCGCTCCTTCCAGCGGCTCTTGTAGTTGAGATGGGTATTGGCGGAGTGGGTGCGGTTTCTCATGGGTTGGGGGTTAGCGGTCTTGTGCAGCGGCGGCGGCGTCCTCGGCCAGCCCGACGAGCGTGTCGGTGATGTCGGCTTTGCGGTGCGTCTCTCGGACGATGCACGGCACGGTTGCCTTCCAGTTGATGAGGTGGTGGATGCGCGGATTGCTCGTGTTCATCATCGACACCTTGGTGCTCCCCGGCATCATCATTACGGTCGTGAACGCTTTGCAGAACGTCCCGAAGCGCAAATACATTTCCGTGATTCCGCCAGCTTGCTGCTGTGATTCCTTCTGGTCAAGTTGGGCCGAGGTGAACGTGAAGAACAGAACGCCGCGCGATCCGAGCGTCGTGTATGTGTTCACATCTTCATTCATCGCGCCGATGAACTTAAACGGCCTTTCGGTTGAGCAGAAAAAGGAGTTCATGCATTTCCGTTTTAGCCTTGTGATTGAAAATCCGCCGATGTGATCGCCTCCCTGCGAAAGCGCGATTGATGTTGACGGCGTGGCCTTGTAAAACGCGAGGAAGGTTGAAAAAAGCCGGTTGATGTCCTTCACTACGGCCTCGTATCCGAGTTTATTCTCGAATCGGAATTTAAACTGCTTGTAATCGTCGTCCAGCATTATGAAGTGCGTCACGCCAATTGCTTTCGCGATGTCGAAGCAGGCGTTGCGCGCCATGAGGATTGTGCGCCGCTCATCAAAGTTGTTGCCCTCGTCGCAGGCGTCCGCGACTTCCTTCTTGCGGAAGATCATCACACGCTCGCGCCCGAAGTTTTCAATGTAGCGGTCCACCGTCTTGTCCTCGTTGTCCACGATGAAAAACAGCTTGCCGGTATAGCCGCACTTGGCGAGCGTCTTTGCCGTGATGACGTTATCCGGCCTCCCGTGCGTAAGGATGAAGACGGCAAAGGTATCAGGTAGCTTTTCCATCGTTGTATTCCTCCAAAAATTGGCCTTTGATTTCTTCGCACAACTTCACAAATCCGTTTTCGATGGCCGCATTGAAGTCAATAATGACAAGCGCGGAGCGTTCCATGAGTCGCTGCATTTCGGGCGTGGCGTGCGCGTAGTAGTCCGCACAGCGTTCGTAGTTGAAAACGCTGTGGCGGTGTGCCGCCGCGCGTAGAAACGCCTTCTCAGCATCCGGCAGGCTCGAATCGTCAATCTCGCGCAGAAGCTCGCGCGTTTTCCCGTCATTGCAGAGCGTGACCACATGTGGTTGCTGGTTTTTCGGTTCGTAGATCGGAGCCTCAATCTTTGCGCTGTATTTCTTCGCCTCGGATTGCTCCGGCGCAAACATGGTAAATTGCGTCATGGCAGTATCGTGAATCCGTTTTCCGTGCATTCGGTGATGCGATATTTTCCCTGCCCGACCTCGGCGTGAAGTCTCGCCATTTCGAGCGTCGGGTATGTGACCTGAATGACCTGCCAGCACATCAGCTTGGCGTTCCATCGCTCGATTTTCCAGTATGGGTCGAATTTGCAGCTTCCTTTGGTTCTCATAGGATGGCGAATGTAGCTGGCGAGCCGGTGCCGTCAACGGTTTTTATTTTTATTTTTATGGGGCTTTTCACCGGTTCGTGTTTGCGTCCTCAATCGTGCCGTCCAGCGCGGTGACGTAGCTTTTCCAGTCGCGCACCGGCACCCACTTGGCGAGCGGTTCGTTCCATTCGTGCCACTTCCGCGCGCACAGGTCTTGGTAGAGTCCGCCCTTGTAGGTGCCGATGTTGTCGAGGAATTCATCCGACACGAACGCGTCAAACTCGCGTTCAGACGGGAAGTCCGGCACCTTCAATGCGGCGAGCTTGGCGTTTTTCGTGCGCGTGTCCGGCTTCGATTCTGCCGGAATTTCTTCGCTTTTCAAACAAACCACTGCGGCGAAAGCCGGAGTCTCTTTAGTCTCTTTAGACATGCTTCTTGCATCTGCCTGTTGCATCTGCTTCTTGCCTCTGCCTCTGCATGGGCTTACCACGCTTACCCTCGGCTTACTTTGCTTACTGTAATCAGCCGCTTGCTTCTCTCGGAACCGTTGCTGCGCGAGCCGATTTTGCTCGGCCCTGTCCTCCTCGGAACGAATCGCCCGGTATTTTCCGTGATTCACGACACGCCAGCCCCACGCGCGATGTTCGTCCATCCGCACGATTCTCGCGCCTTCTTCGTCTTGGGAACGGCTTTCGGGGTCTGCCGCTTCGAGGACAGCGATGGCCGCTTTCACTTCGTCCAGTGTCAGTCCGGTTTCGTCCGCAATGGCGCGGAAGTGCTTGTCCACCGTGCCGTCTTTGCCCGTGTGGGCAAGCAGGTTCGTGAAGACGAGGATTTCATGGGCGCGGCCTCGGAGCGTGCCCTGATAGAGAGAGGCGAACAGTTTGGCATACATGTAAGCCGCACAATATTACTGTAATCTTACGCAGTCAAGACGGATTTTCACCGTAGCGAATTTTCACCGTAGCGGCTTTTTTCGACTACGGTTTATCCGCATGCGGAAAACCGGAACGCGGTGAACGAATGTCACGCACAGTCACGCCTCAGTCACGCCGGGGGATTCTGCCCGCCCCGCCATCAGGCAAGGGCGCGCACTGAAATCGTGCAAGCGGTGTTTCATCGCGCTGCGTAGCTGCCCCGCAAGTCAGCACTTTACGCACGGTCTGCAAATACTTTGAAAAAATGCTTGCGCGCTTTCAAGTGCGGGCCTAGCTTGTCTCCAGCGCAAGGCACCACGCCGAGCGAACAACCCGACAAACCCGACAAAATGAACGCATCACTTCCCGCCATGAGTTTCACAATGACACCCCGCGAACAGCGCGAGCATCTTTTTGCCATCCGTGAACAGGATGCGCCTTCACCATACACCCTCGCGCGCACTCCAGCCATGACATCCGATTCTATTCTCCTCGCCCAACTCATCGAAGCCATGTCCCGCCGCTCGGCGTCTGGCGAACTCTACACCGCCCGCGAAGTGCTGTGCCATCTGCGCGGTGCTGCTGACATGCACGATTCCGCGTTGTCCGCCAAGATTGGCGCATACCTCGACGCATCCCGCGCGGCGCACGTTGCGCTCATCTGCAAATGAGCACTGCAATCAACAACGGCGGGCCTGCGTTTCCCGAGCACTGGAAGCCGCTAGGGGAATCCGGCGATTCGTTACGCCCCGGCATGAGCCTGCGTCAGCACTTCGCAGGGCTGGCAATGGCCGCGCTGCTGAGTCGCGAGGACACCATCGCCAACGGCGCGGAGGAGTTGATGCACCGCGAGCTTGCACGGCTCGCATACCAGCAGGCCGACGCCATGATTGCCGCAGGGGGAGCAAAATGACGCGAGGCGGCAAACGTCCCGGCAGTGGCCGCAAGCGCAAGCCGCGCCCCGTGGCGCTGTGTATGCGCCTTTCGCCGGAACTGCACGCCGCATGGCTGGCGCGCAAGGGCACGACCAGCGGGCCTAAACTTTTGAAACACCTACTCGAAAATGGCCGCTAAAAAGAAGCCCGATGCCGCGCCGGATGCCGTGCAGGAACTCGCCGCGCCTGCCGTGCTCAAGCGGCTCCAGATGGACGCCGCGAAGTTCTCCGCGCAAATTGACGACGCGGAGGCTCGGCTCGCCGCGCTCGGCGAACTCAGTCCAAATGCGGCGGAAACGAAGGACAACCGCGAGCAAATCGCGCGGGTGGAGTGCGAACTCATCACGGCACGCGACAACTTCGGCAAGACGGCGAAGATCCTCCTAGCCTATGATCGCGGCGTGGCGACCGAACGGAAGGATGGCGAAAAGATTAGCGTAGAGGAAGCGCGCGAAATCTTCGCGCAGTTGATGCTCACGATTGACCTCGCGCTCGAACAGCGAATCATCGCCGATGCCCAATCCGCCGCGCTGTGCGACTCGCCAGAGGCTTTTCACCGCGCATCCGCTGACAATTGGCGGGCCGCGAAGGACGGGGCCGTGGCGGGCGCGAAGGCAGACGGCGTGCTTCCCAAGTGGTTGACGGTATGAAAAGGTATTGGAGCACGCAGCAGCCCCGCGAAATGACAGCGGACGAGGCCAAAGAGTGGCACGCATTTGACGCGAAATTGACACCGCAGGACATCATCGAAATGCAGACAATTGACGCGGACTGCAATGACTGCGCGCACTTCAAGCGGGGGGCGATTGTGGACAAAATCCCCACTCTTTTCCCGAAAGGCGGCACGCTGCACCTTGGCGCGGGGAAATACTTTGAAGGCCATTGCACAAAGCTCGACAAGGTAACGCGAGCATTCCCGACTCAATACAGCGGACGAGAATGTTTTGAACATCGGCGCGCAAATTTAATCGCATGAAAACGCTCGACTTCTGCCGAAAGCACATCGTTTTCAATCGCGCAGGCTCTCCAATCACCGGGCCGTTTCGCGATGAGCAATACCCGTTTCTCAGAAAGCCATTCGCCGCCGCAGATGACATCGAATGCAAGCGACTCGTTTTTCTAAAGGCATCCTCCAGCATGGGCACGGTTGCTTTGCAGTGCATCCTCGCCAAGAGAATTGTGAGGGACGTTGGGGACATCCTTTTCGTCGCGCAGTCCGACGATGACGCCGCAAAGTTCAGCAAGACACGCGGGAAGCAATTCATGGCTGACATTGCAGACGCGGAGCGATTGCTATCGCGCGACAAATACGCAGTGACGAACAATCTTTGGCTCTACCGTGGAAAATTCGTGGCGATTGAAGGGCCGGGTGAGAACAATCAAAATTCGCAGCAAACTCCTACGGTGCTCACGGATGAATCCCACACAGAGGCATACCAACCGGGCACGCTGGCGGCATTTGAGAAGCGCGCAGGCGGTAAGTGGAATCGCAAGCTGATTCACGCGACAACTGCCGCCGATATTGGGAAGGAAGTGACTGATTTTTACTACGAAGGGCAGCAGGATGAGTGGAATTTCCGATGCCCGAAATGCGCGAAACTGTTTGACCCGATTTGGAGTGACGAGGATGCGCTGAAAGCGAAATACAACGGGCAAAAAGTGTTTGTCTGGAATGATGCCGACGAAAGCCCGATTTGCGTTTGCCCGCATTGCGGGAGCGTATCGAAGGACACCGCGCGAGACAGGTTTTCAGTGAATCGTGATGGCGATTATGTTTCCGCGAATCCATCCGCGCACATTCGCACCCGTTCGTTTCGCTGGCCAGTTTTCGCGATGCACCCGATTTCATGGGATGGATTGCTTGCGGAGTATCGGGCTTCCGTTGTCGCGGCAAAAATCGGGAATCTGAAACCGCATGAGGACTGGATCAAGAAGCGCGAGTGCAGGCCATACGAGGCAAAGTTGCCCGACTTCGGCGACGCGAAAGGCAATCGTGACTACCGGCTCGGCGATGTGTGGCAGCCGGGGGGTGAGACATTGCGTGTTTTATCCTGCGACCCGCAGGCGGGCAAGGCAGGCGAACCCGCGCACCGGCACGCGCTTGTTGTTGAGTATGACAGGCAAGGCAACTCGCGGCGCGTGTGCTACCGGCGAATTGACACGGCGGCGCAGCTTCACGAAATGGCGGCGGAGTTTGGCGTGAGCGAAGGCAAGCCCGGCAAAAATTCGCACGTCATAATTGACAGCGGGCACGAACCCCGCCGCACGTTTCGCGAGTGCGGGCAATTCGGCTGGTATGCGTTCAAGGGATCGGACTTGCAGCAGTTCCACGCAATCAAGCAGGGCATCGGCGCGGACGCGATGAGCGTCACCCATCCAATGCCGTATTCGCAGCCGGAGCCGCAATCCGGCGTTGTCGGCGAGGCACTGCCAAAAAGCGCGCGCAAGGTCAAGGTGGGGCGCTTGCCGGACGGGTGGGCGTATTGCATTACGTCGCACAATCCAGAACTCTACGGATACCTCTACGCGCTCATAACGGGCGCATCGGGCCGATATTTCGGCATCGCGCAGGACATGCCGGAGTGCTACGTGAAAAACATGCCGGGCTTCATGCCGTTGATCGAGCCGGACAAGAAAACGGCGACGGTGAAGAAAATCGTGTGGAAGAAAATCCGCGAAGATCACTATTGGGATTTAGAGGTGATGGCGCTCGTCATTGCGATTCGCAGCGGCTTCTTCCCGCTCGGCAAAGAATCCGAGATTGACACGCCTCTCGCGCCCGTGTAAATACACGGCAAACCATGCCATCTCCGCAACGCCTTTACCGCCATTATTCCACGCCCGATTTGGCGGCTGCGTTTGCGAAAGCCAAGGCGGAATTGGAGGAGTGCTGGCAGTCTGTTGGAGGGGGCGCAAAGAGCGGCACAAAGGCGATCACGGATGCCAAGTTGAGGTTGCATGAGATAAACGCGGAAATGGATTTTCGGGCGGGCATTATGACGACGAAAAAAGTGAACATGGATTTAAGCGGATACAAATGAGCAAGCGCAACCGATACCAGAAACGCGACACGGCAACCCTTGAACGGTCAAAGCGTAGCGGCCTCGCGCTCGCTTCGATGGCGAGCTATGACGGCGCGATGCCAGACAAGACACGGATGATGTCGAATCGCATCGGCACGAATCCAAACTCGGCATACGCGCAGCAGCAGCGCGTGACGCTCATGTGGCAGGCCGAGGACTTAGTGAAAAACTCAGACTGGGTTTCCGTTTGCTATTCGCTCAAACAATACTGCCAGCCGATTGGCTACCTCGCGCAGACCGGCGACCCGGCGCTCGACAGCGAAGTGAACCAATACATGCGGGAAGTGATGAAACGCGGCGGCATTAACCAGTCCGCGCTTTCCGCTTTTTCGTGCGCCGCGCACGTTGAAATGCCAGTGCGCGGTGATTCGATTCTGGAGCGGTATGACGACGAAACGCAGCTTCGCTTCATCGTTCGGTGCGCCGATCAAATTGGCGAGCTTTACCGCTTTGTGAATCCCGCCAGCTACGGTGCCGAGGCATTTGTGCAGCCGCCCGCGCCGAGTGTGCGCTACATCGCCGGAATTTTCCTCGCGCCGAACGGGATGAATGAAGCGTTCAAAATTTACGAGCGCGGATACAACCAGACCTATCTCAATCCGCAAATCGTCCCGGCGTGCAACGTCATTTTCTTCCAAGACAATCTGTTCGACGGGCATCGCGGAGTCACCAAGTTCGCGCCTGCAATCCAGAGCATCCAAAAGCGGAATAAAATCTGGCAAAGCGGGATGGACAGCATGGCCATTCAGTCGAAAATTGCAGCCATTGCCAGCAACGCCAGCGGATCTCCCGACCCGCTGGACTACGAGACGACCACAAACTCGGACGGCACCATCACCTACACGGAAAAGATGGCAGACGGTGCGGTGGTGAAATACCAGTTCAGCGACGGCGACTCGTATCAGTTTATGAAGTCGGAAGCGCCCGGCCCCGCGCTTTTGCAGGGGCTTGACTACTCAGACGAGCGCACATGCCTCTCGCTCGGATTCCCCAAGGCGTTTCTCATTTCCGCACGCGACGGCGGCGGCGCTCCTACGCGCTTTGATATGTCCCGCGCAGGGCGGGAAATCATGCGCCTTCGCAACGACGTGTATTTGCCGCGCTTGGAAAAGATGGCCTACCTTTTCTTGATGGACGGCATCGCGCGCAAAAAACTCCCCGCCCGCGCTGGCGTGCTCAACGGGCATTGGCACTGGCCTTCGCTGCCAACGGCAGATGCCTTTAGGGACGACAAGAGCGACGTGGAAGCCATGCGCGCGGGCCTCACGACGCGCACGGCAATCATCGCCAAGAATGGCGACGGCACGTTCGAGGACGTGCTTGCGCGCGGCACGCAGGAAGCCATCGCCATCGAAATGGCAACGCAGGACGCGAACCGGGAGCTTGTGCGGCGCGGATACAAGCCCACCGTGGCAGACCTGAACATCGCGCAGGACACGGCGAACCCCGCACAGCAATCGGAACCCGCGCCCGAGGCAAGCAAGCCGCAAGGCGAGGCTCCTGCGAACGCTACGGCGGCACTGGCGTTTGACGAGGGCAAGCATCCCCGCGCCGATGATGGCAAGTTTGGGAGTGGCGGGGGCGAAGGCGGTAAGGCTGACGAGACAGGCGAAGGCGCGGACGGAAAGCAAAAGCCAGTCTCGCAAATGTCCAAGGGCGAAAAGAAAACGCACGACATGCGGAAAAAGCTGGAAGCATTGCGCGCGAAAAACGCGGAAGGAGCAAAGAAGCTCGCGGACACAAACGCCCGCGTCTCGGAATTGCACTCGCAGCTTGTGGAGCAACTCAAAGCCGGAACCGGCACGGCGAATGACGACTTGAAAAAGACCGTGAGCGAACTCGGCGCGAAGATTGCGGAGACGAAGATGCACACGAAAACCATCCAGCACGCGCTGCGCGGAGAGGACATTGCCGCCGATGAGCATGGGCAAGATTCGCCGGAGCATGAGGCGGCGCGGAAACGCACGCAATACGTTGCAGAGAAAGCGAAATGAAGCCTATCCCGCACACGCAGATTGCAAGGCTCCGCGCATCGCGGGACGTGCGCGCAAAGGAGCTAGCCGGGGAGCTAGGCGTTCATCCAGTGCATCTATCCTACGTGGAAAACGGGCGCAGGCAAAGCGCAAGCTTAGTGCAGCGCGCGGTGGCATTTCTCTCGGCACTCCCCGCGAAAAGATAACGCGTTAAGCGTCGCCGCTTTACGTGATAGCATGGCCGCGCTAGACATGCGCCGTGCTCGCAACCTTTCAAGCAACTTTTCGCAAACCGGAAATCACGGCGGATGACCGTGCCGCTGGAATCATTCGCGGCGTGTATGTGATGGAACTCGGAAAGCTGGCGCAGTTTTCTGCACGGAGGGACGACGGCACGAAAACGCATAGGGCCGTAACGCTCGACGATGCTCACCTCGCCGCTTTGATGAACCACGCGGGCAATCGCAGCATCCCGGTTCACATGACGCACTCTCACACGTCCAAGGAACAGGACGGGCTTGTGACGAAGGCTGGCGCGCTGAAAGGATTTTACCGCGACGATTCCAAAAACCTCCGCGCTGATTTACACCTCGCGCCCGGCGCAACTCGCGAAACGGCGCTTTGGCACGCTGAGAACGACCCTGAGAATTTCATGCTGTCGGCGGTCTATTCGTTTCTTCCTGATGACCCGCTTTGCATCCCGCAGGATTTCCAAGCCGCCGACCTTGTGGAAAAAGGCGCGGGCGTCACTGCGCTTCTCGCAGCCGATTTAACTACCTCACCTATGGACGAAACCACCACACCTAATGTTGACGACCTGCTCTCTAAGTTGAGCACAGCTTGTCAGGCCGACCCGCACACGCTCGCCGCAGTTAAGGCGATGCTCAAATCCATCGAAAAGGCTGACAAGCCCGAAGATGAAACCGAAGTCACGGAAGTCGTGGAAACCCCGAACGATGACGCCGGAGCCGTCGCAGCTATGGCCGCGCTGGAAAAGAAGTTTGAGGCTCGCCTCACCGCGCAGCTTGCCGACTTCACTAAGGCGCAGGAGAAATCCAAGGCTGATTTGCTCATCGAAGCCAAGGCGCAAATCATCGCGGAACTCGGAAGCGTCAAAGTTCCCGCTGAAAAATCCAAGGCCGAAACCGCGCTTTTCGGTATGCAAAAAGTCAAAGCAGCAATCACCGCACAACTCGAAAAACAGAAAAACTAACCACCCACAAAAATGGCATATTCCTACCTCACCATGCTCGACCTCGCGAAGGTCAACGGCTCCGATCAGACCGTTGGACTTATCGAGGAAAACCTGAACGCCGCACCGGAAGCCGCAATTCTTCCCGCTCGTCAAGTTTCTGGCACTTCGTTCAAGTCGCTCGTCCGCACCGCTTATCCTTCCGGCGCTTTCCGCTCCGCAAACGAAGGCGTTGAGCCGGTTAAGAGCACCTACCTCAACAGGACGCATGAGACGTTCTACTACGACCTGCAACTCGAAATGGACGCGGCTATCGCCAGCGCCGACGAGAATGGCCCCGAGCACGCCCTTGCTATGGAAGCGGACGGCGCGGCGCGCGGTTACATGCTCGACATCGGGCCGCAAGTCTGGTATGGACGCG